ATTTAATTTTAACAGAAATAGATGTAGAAACTACTACTTTGAATAATATTATAGAAGAATATGATATTGAGAGTATAGAATTACTTTTGATTGATGTTGAGGGATGTGAATATGATATTTTGATGAATTCTGATTTTAGCTTAGTAAAACCCGTTCAGATAGTTTATGAGTTTTTACATTTAACTTTTAATGAGAATCTTTATATTCAAATGTATTTGAGTAAGTTTGGATATAGGAATGTTGATAGAGATAATGATAGTATGATAATGGAGATTGTTAAATGAAAAAAGTTTTTGTGGCACTTGCTAACAATGATTATGTAAAGTATTCTAAAAGTTTATTTCATAGTGCCAAGGTAGATGGTAAATGGGATGGTGATTTTGTATTGATTATTCCTGAAGAGGACAAGGACACAAGTAAAGTAACTGAATTAACAAAACTTGGGGTGGAGATTTTTTATGGTAAAAGTCTACCTTCAAAACCTCCTGTTCATTTTTATAAATTTTATCTGTTTGATGAATATTTTAAAAAGTGGGATTGGATATTTTTTTGTGATTTAGATGTACTTTTTTTAAATAAAATTAAATTTAATTTAGAAGAAAGAGATAAATCTAAGTTATTTGCAAATATAGATGGGTTAACTCTCGTTGAACAATTTACAGGAAACGATATTGGTTGGGATGTAAAATCATCTGATGATTATTTTGATAATAATAAGTTGGATGTTAATGAAAATCAAATATTTGAATTGGAAAAGGTTAGAAAGAAGTATGGGAATGCTTCTGCATTTCAAACTTGTTTTTTATTATTTAACAAATATTTGATTGAACAAAATTATTTTGAAAAATTATATAATGATTATTTAGTTAATTATTGTTATCACGAGTTGGCTAGAACTAAGTGGTGGGATCAAACAATTTTTAATGCTATTTTTTATAAAAAATGGGAAAGTTTGGGTGAAGAATATATAAATAGAAATCCAGTTATGGATAACATTCATTGGAAGGTTGAAGAATTGGAAAATGGGTATTATGATGATACGGATTATTCAGATACAATTGCTTTACACTTCTTTCACTTTTTTCAGCCGTGGAACAAAAATAATTTAAGATTTTATCCAAAATGGAAAGAGTACAATGACAGAGTTTAGAGTTGATATGTCTGATGGTCGTCATAAATATGATCATCCAAATGGAAATACTTGGCAAGAATACGAAATCGTTAATGGGAAACCACAAGGTAAATGGATACATTATCATTCAAATGGACAAGTTAGTATTGAACAAGAATATGATAAGGGTTTAAAAGTAGGATGTTGGAAAACTTGGCATGATAATGGAGTTTTATGGAAAGAGGAAAATTATTTTGGTGGAAAGAAAAATGGTGGGTATTTAGAATATCATGCTAATGGTAATTTATACAAACAATATAACTATAAAAATGATAAATTAGAAGGAGAGATTATTGCATATTATGACAATGGAATTAAACAAGAGGAAGGATATTATAAAAATAATAAAAAAATAGGTAAGTGGGTTCAATTTAATTCGGAGTCAGGAAAAAAACTTTTTGAATTAAATTATGTAGATGATAAGTTAGATGGTAAATATATTCAATATAATCATGATTTAGTTATTCTTGATGGTATGTATGAAGATGATAAAAAAATAGATAAGTGGATTTATTTCAATGACAAAGGAGAAATTCGAAAAGAAGAAAAATATCAAAATGGAGAAATACAAGAGAAAAAAGAATGGCATCCGAATGGTAATGAGTGGAAAAAATATAAATATAAAGATGGAAAATTAAATGGTAAATGTATAGAATATTATAAGAACGGTGAAAAATCAAGTATTCAGTATTGGTTATCGGGTAAAAAGGATAGTGATTGGATTTATTATTATGACAATGGAAAAGTAAAGGAAACCTTTATGTATGATATGGACATTATACATGGAAAGAGAGAAAAATATTTTTATACTGGTCAAATTCATATGAGGAGAAATTATAAAAATGGAGTAATGGAAGGACTTTATGAAGAATGGAGAATGAGAGGATTGAAAAAGAATAGGTCAAGGGGTAAAATGAAGAATGGAGAAATGGATGGTAAATGGACATATTGGCATCCTAATGGACATAAAGAATGTGAAGTTGTTTGTAAAAATGGAGAACTTATTGACGGAAAGGTTTGGGATAATGGGGGTAACGAAAAAGAGAATATAAGATTTAAACATTTAATTGGTAAGGAAGATGATTAAATATAAAAAAATAAAAGATAATGAAAATGCTATAGAGATTGACGGAAAGGTTGTATTACCATTTGATAAACGATTTAAGGAATATTTGAAATGGAGAGATAAAAATCCTGAGTTAGAAAAACAATTAGTTGAAGAGTTAGATCAAGAAACAGAAAATAAAAGATTATATAATAATGGTGCACCTCATGTTGAGTTAGATGAAAACGGAGATAGACAAGGTAAGTGTCTTTTTTATCATGAAAATGGAAATAAAAAATGGGAAGGTAATTATAAAGATGGTAAATTAAATGGTGAGTTGATTCAATATCGAGAAAATGGAAATTTAATTTCAAAAGAAAATTTTGTAGATGATAAGTTAGATGGTAAATATGAATATTATTATGCAAATGGGTGTTTAAGACAGAGTGGTGTTACTCGTGATCATGCTAGTCATGATGAGGTTAAGTCGTATTATACATCTGGACAAATACAGTCAATAGACTATTTTAATATGGGAGTTAGAATTGGTAAGTATAAAAGATATAGGGTGGATGGTACATTAATAGTAGAAGGTAAATATGATAATAATTATCAAGACGGAACTTGGACATATAATGATTCAGATAAAAAAAAGGTGAAAGAAGAAACATATGATCGTTCAGTTTTACTAAAAGTTGTTGATTGGAACAAAAAAGGACAAAAAGTTAGTGAATCAATCAGAAGTGATACTGGTTATAATATGTGGAGAAATATGACATGGTATAATAATGGAAACAAAAAAAAGTCCTGGACGGAGAAAGGCCTTGGTTTAGAGGGAAAATATACGGAGTGGTTTTTTGGTGGGGGAAAAAGATGTGAGGGATTGATGAGAAATGATAAAATGGATGGAAAATGGTTTTTTTGGTATTCTAATGGTCAAATAGCATTAGAATGTGATTTTGATTATGGAAATATAATAAATAAAGCAAAGATATACCATGATAATGGTTTATTAAAAGAAGAGGTCAAATTATGATTAGTTTTATTGTTCCTTTTATGACTGTAGAAAAGGATAAATTTTTAAATTTAAATGATGGATTCGAATTTTCTGATTCTTCGAGTGTTGTATACTCGACAATCAAAACAATTAAGAATATTAATACACTTAAATGTGATAAAGAAATTATATTAGTCGATAATAGTCACACATGGCCTGATATTGAATTACCTAATGTAAAGGTAGTTAAGGGATGGCAAGCAATTCCACTTGAGGAACTTAAAAAGATACCTGAGTTTATGAACCACAGGGATATTCAACTTAGTTTAGATAATTTCGGTAATGATACAATGTGGGCATCAATGGCATTTCATTTAGGAATACAAAAATCTAAGGGAGACTATGTTGTCTTACAACATAATGATACCTTTTATCATCAAGATTGTATTGATAAAATGATTAAACAAATGGAAGAAGAAGAACTTGAATATATTTCAGTTGATAATAAGAAAATATGGATTTCAACTTATTTGTTAAGTAGAAATTTTTTAGACAAATATATAAAAGAGTATTCACAACAAACGGTATCGTTGAGACCCGCAAATGGTGGATATGTAAATACTAAAAAACTTGGTTTTGCAGATGCGTATTTTTTCTTGTGTAAGAGAAATTTCTTTGATAATTATAATGTAGATTGGTATTATGGTGATACGAATCATGGAGCAACAATTTATTGTCTTTATAATGATTTAAAGTATTTACATTTAGGTCCTTATTATGATAATCCAAATTGGAAAACACCAGATACTTTACATACATATTACTACAAAGATAAACCATTTTTAACTCATCTCAAAGGTGGTTTTTCGGAAAATAAAATGTCATCAAAAAATTTTGAAGAAGAATTTAATGAATATTTAGAGGAACTAAAAAATGCAAACTGAACACACTCTATGGGTAGAAAAATATCGGCCTACTAATCTTGACACTTATATTGGTAATGACCAATTAAAAAGTAAAGTCAAGGTTTATTTAGAGAGTGGCGACTTACCACATCTTTTGTTGTTTGGGAAGGCTGGTACAGGTAAGACCACTCTCGCCAAATTACTCGTTAATAATATAGATTGTGATTATCTATACATTAACGCGTCAGACGAGAACAATGTAGAAACCGTAAGGAGTAAGGTTAAGAACTTTGCATCCACTATGGGTTTCAAGGATTACAAGGTTATAATCTTGGACGAGTGTGATTACATCACACCTAACGCACAAGCAGCACTTCGTAATCTAATGGAAACATTTAGTAAACATTGTAGGTTCATCTTGACTTGTAATTTTGTCGAGAGAATAATTGACCCGATACAATCTCGATGTCAAACATTTCAGGTCATACCACCAAATAAAAATGATGTAGCAAAACATCTACATAATATTTTAACCCAAGAAAGTGTGAGTTATGAAAGAGAAGATTTGGCTATATTAGTCAATAGTGGATATCCTGATATCAGACGAGTTATCAACGGAGCTCAAAGACAATCGGTAGGTGGTAAATTAGAGATTGATAAACAGAGTATCGTGGAGAATGACTATAAATTAAAGTTATTGGAAATATTAGAAAAACAAGATAAAAAGAGTGCATTCAATAATGTTCGTCAGTTGATGGCAGATGCAAAAGTTACGGACTTTGCAGATTTATTTCGTCTTTTATATGACGAAGTTGATACTTATGGTAAGGGACATATCGCCGAATGTATTTTAATAATAGCAAAATATGAATTAAGTGATGCCCAAGTGGTTGATAAAGAAATCAACGCTATGGCAATGATAATAGAAATACTACAAGTTATAAAATAAAGGAGTTACAATGTACTTTGAAGCAACGGTTGTATTCATTGAGGAAATACAGACAAAAAACGGAGTAAAAGAAAAGAAAGTTCGTAAGACATATTTGGTTGAATGTGATTCAGTAAGTGTTGCCGAAGCAAAGGTAAATGAATGGTTAAAGACATCACCTTTTGCTTTTGAAACAATAATTGCAAAACAATCAAAAATAGTAGATGTGGTAGAATAATGAACGGAAAATATTGGGGTGAAAAGAAATCACCCGCACCAAAAAGTGCATCACCAAATGGTGGTAAACCAGAAAAACATATATCAGTTCACGAGAACAAGATTTATTACTATGCTGGTGTAAACCGAGATAGTGCATCTGAACTCAATAAAAAGATAGGTGAGTTAGAATCTAAAAGTTTAACATTATGTAATACTTTAGATTTAGACCAACCACCAACACTAAAAATATTTATCAATTCAGGTGGTGGTTCAGTTGTAAGTGGTATTTCATCTATGGACACAATACTGAGAGCAAAAGTTCCAGTACATACTTATGTAGATGGATTCTGTGCAAGTGCAGCAACCTTTATGTCGGTTGTTGGTAATTTCAGATTTATGAGTAGGAATTCTTATATGTTGATTCATCAATTATCGACTCAATTTTGGGGAACATACTCTAATTTCGAAGATGAAAAACAGAATCTTGATTTGATGATGAAAACTATTAAAAATGTGTATAAGAAATATACTAAAGTTCCTATGAAGAAACTTGATGAGATATTAAAACACGATTTAATGTGGGATGCAGAAACTTGTTTAAAGTATGGATTAATTGATGAGATAATTTAATGAGAGTATTAGTTATAGGAGATAGTTGTCAAGATATATTTGTATATGGTGATATTACACGAATAAGTCCTGAAGCACCAATACCCGTATTTGTTCCATCACATACGGAGAAGAATGACGGAATGGCTCGAAATGTCTCACATAATGTTGAATCATTAGAAATGAATATATCTACTATTACTAATAAAAATGGTATAGTTAAAAAAAGGTATGTTGATAATCGTAGTGGTCAAATGGTATTGAGAGTTGATGAACATGATTATTGTGAACGGATAGATAAGAAAGTTTTAGAAACTATACGGAATAATAAATGTAAACCACACTTTAATGATGTAACAAAAGTTGATGCAATTATCATTTCAGATTATTGTAAGGGTTTTTTAGAAGAAGATGACATTCAGTTTATTTGTGAAAATAATGACAATGTATTTGTAGATACTAAAAAGAAACTCGGTAAATGGATTGAATTTGCAGATTTCATAAAAATAAATGAGTTGGAATATAAAAAAAATCATGAGATATTATCTAATGGTTTTGAGGATAAACTTGTTGTTACATTAGGTAGTAGGGGGTGTAGATATAGAAATAAAGTATATTCTGTTCCTGAAGTACCAGTAAAGGATGTTAGTGGTGCTGGTGATACATTTCTTGCAGCATTAGTTCGTGGTTATTTAGATACACAAGATATAGAAAAAGCAATTAATTTTGCACAAAAATGTACTACACTTGTTGTACAGAAACACGGAGTTGCAACCGTAAAGTTAAAGGAGTTACAAAGTGGCTAAAAGAAAAAACAGACCACAATCTGGTCAAGAACCACAGGCACAAGTTCAAGTAGACTTATCAAAGGCAGACACTATAAAGTGTGATGATTGTGGAAATTATCTTTTTATACAGGCAAATGTGATTAAGAGAATTTCACCAATTATGTCACCAACGGGACAAGAAGCACTTGTACCAGTTCAGGTTTATAGTTGTGGAAATTGTGGAAAAGTTCCAAAGATGTTTGTAGAAGGAGCTGGACTTGGTTTGGATGATGAAATCAATAAACCAAAAGAAGATTCACTTTCACGACCAGATTTGATGGGATAATGTCTTTAAATTTACTCGGACATTATATTTGGAAAAGAATACAAAAAGATAATACAGATAATAGAAATATTAAATTTAAGCCGAGAGAATCTATGACTGGATTATACATAGGACCTGATGATATCCAACGATATATAAATGATTACTTTGATTATGGAATAGATCATATGGGAGATGATGAGTGTGCAGAAGATAGGATAGAAAGATATTGGGATGAGGCAGATGGGAAAGAAGAGTAGAGAAGAAATAACCTTAGAAATAGCAAATTACTGGTTGGCCAATGACTATTTTGCAGAGAGAAATAAAAATTGTGGAACTTTGGTTGCATTTGATTGGATAGGTGATTATTTAAGTGAGATAAATACTAATATTGATTTAGGGGATGTAGAACGAATTAATTTTTATTATGATACATATATTCAATTTTTAAAAAATAATAAATTTACTTTTGTATTGGGGTTAAGAAATATTAAATATGATGATAATCCAAGTACAGATTGGTTAAATCCATTAAAAGAAAAGTTTAAATCTAATGAAATTGACTATGATGAATATATAGTAGATAGTTGGCCAACACCGATTCCAGAGTTTGATGTTCCAGATAATATTTTTATTTTGAGATATTCGTATGATGAATCTAATAGAGTAGATACATTTGCGGCAAGTCAATATTTGTTTGAAAATTTTATGAAAAAAAGTGATTGGGAGAAATATTATAAACATAAAGATTCAACATCAAGAACAAGGATTATATGTTTTTGTAGTGATGTAGAAGTTTTTTTATTGGCAAAGGAATTTAAAAAATATGTTATATAAAGTGGGTAAAGGGTTATTTGTAAAATGATAGAACATTTAACAAAGGATACGAGTTGGCACTCAAGAACTAATCCACCTAATATTCATCAGTATCGGATTAATAATGATACTATACTTGATACTTTAATTGAGATGATTGATGACAGAGGTGATGAAGAGTTTCATCGAACCAATCTTAAATGTAATATGACTCGTTATCGGTCTTGGAAAGAAGATGAGAGGATGGATGAAGTTGCAAAACTTATGAAATCTTTATTTGAGGTGTTGCCATTAGATTGGGTTCTTTCAGATATGTGGGGTGCAAAATATGAGTCTGAAGAATATGCAAAGGAACACGACCACGGCAATAGTGAATGGTCGTTTTGTATTTATTTAAATGAAGGACAGGGGTTTCCACCATTAATAGTACATAATAAAAAAATATATCCAAAACGAGGTTTAATAGTTATATTTCCAGGATGGGTTAGACATTCAGTTCCATCTAAGGAGTTTGATGGTAATAGATATGTAGTGGCAGGAAATATATTATTAAAAAAAGATTTAAAACCTTTTCACATGGAAGGAGTATTGGAAGTAGATGTTTAAATATAATTTTATAAGTATATTAGGTCCACAGATATACTATTCTATTGATAACCATTTAATGTATCATATTTTACTTGAGAATGATAATCCATTGGATAATAATGAGTTTGTATCTCTATTGATGGAACATTTAAAGAAGTTTTTATCACACAATCATAATATAAAATCACAATTATATTATAATTTAAATTCTAAATCTAATAATACTAAGGTTTTAATGTTATTAAAAGATAATACGGAAATGGAGTTCAATTGGAGTGATAAAAAAAATGATTTTTTATCATCAACATCATTTAAAACAGTAGTTCATAAAACAAATTTAATTATTTTACCGACAAGTATAGATTTCAAATGTGATTCAGAATCGATATATACTTTAGATTTGGAAATAACAAAAAATAAAAAATTTAAAAAAATATAATAGGAGTTTAATATGTTTGCAGCAAATCCAGGATTGGCAATAAAAACTATAACAGCATCAAAGGGAGCAGATTATCGTCCTTTTGCAATTGAGGGTGCCTTTGGTGACATAGAATTAAAAAGACTTGAAAAACAAGTAGAATTGATACAAGAAACACAGGCACTAACTCATGGTGATTCAACTTTTGGTAGTGCCGATGAAGATTCAGAAAGAAAAGCATGGCAAAAACCATTACCATTCGGTAATGATTTTTCTTGGGTATATTCAAAATTACAAGATTTAGTTTGGGATATAAATCAACAAACTTGGAATTTTGACCTTTTGGCTATGTTAGAACCAGCAATATATTTGAGATATAAATCATCTGAAAAGGGGAAATATGATTTTCATGTTGATTGTGGTGGAAATGCTCCATCATCTTATAGAAAAATGAGTATAATTGTTTTATTATCAGATCCAGATGATTATGAAGGTGGTGATGTTTTATTTCAAGATTATTTGGCTGCTGATGGTGATGAAATGTTATATCCAAAAACTAAAGGTACGATTATATTTTTTCCATCATTTTTACGACATGCTGTAACTCCTGTTACTAAAGGTGAAAGAAGATCACTTGTTTTATGGGTTCACGGTAAACCTTTTAGATAGAATTTTAATTTAAAAGATATTTATTTGTATGGAAAAACAAATATTTGATAAGTTATCGTACAAACATTCTCTGTATTATAAATCAAGATTAGTAACAGATGAGCTCATGCCTTTGACTTCTAAGTTAAAGAGGAATGAGGGAGTCATTTTTGTGCTTGATATAATACCATCTAATTTTGGTTTATATTCACTTGAAGTAAATACAAATAGTGCATTTGATGACGATTTAGTAGAGTGGACTGATTATGAGATGTTGTGTAGACTGGTAAGACATTGGCAATATAAAAATATTATTGTGTTAGTTGAAGAATCACAAAAAGATTTTAATGATTCAAAGTGGTATAAACACTTAGAGAAGGCAGTCTCTGAAATAAAAAATTATCCATTTACACCTACCGTAAAATTTCAAGTTGCAAATGATATTAATAATATATGGGATTTTGAATATAACAAACAAGACGATTTTATATTAAGACTGGCATGGGATAAAAATTGTATCCTTGATAGAATGGCCGCAGACAAGAGAGCTTGGAATAGGTTTATAACTCCTACGAAAATATTTGAAGATCATCCAAAATATTATGGTGACGGGGAATCCATTTTTGAAAAAGATAAGTGGTTTGTTTTTAAAAGACGAAAGGTTGATAGAAAACAAGGTATAGGTATTTTTAAGTTTGATAATGAAAAAGATTTTGAAGATAGATTAAAAGAGTTTGATTATGTAGAAAGATTTATAGAGGCAGACATAGATAAAGAAACTGGTTTTCATGTAGAAATTAAAGATTATGTGATGATTTTTAAGAAAACAAATTATCATTTAAATCCAAATTTATATACTCAATTTTGGGATTATTTACCAGTAGGTGATAATGAACTACAACTTTCAAGAGTTTCTAAAGGAAATATTTTAACTGAAAGTAAAGTAGAATTGGAAGATGGAAGTATAGTTAAAGCGTTAGAGTTGAATACTGATTCTATTTTGAAAAATGGTGGTAGAGTTCTTGAAATTGAAAATAGTACTAATCCTATTCATCACAAATACATTAAAATAAATAATCAATATAAAATATGTTATTCTGCATCTATTCTTTGTTCTGATGGTCAATTTAAACCAGTTTGGAGTTTGGAGGTTGGAGATGAGTTACTTGTTGATAATCGTTCAGTTAAAATAGAATTAAAAGAAATAATACGAGAATCTGCTAGAACGAGATATATTAAGACAGAAAATAATGTTTTTGGTATTGATGGTTTACAGATTAGTTCTAAATCTGATAATTTTGTATTAGGCCCTAAAAATCAGAAAATTTATAATCCAGAAAACCGAGATTCTGTTCTTTCATTTGATGAACAAGGTATTGTAGATGGTATTATTGATTCGGTTGAAGATCAAAAAATGCCAGACAGAGTGGTTGAGATAACATTCGAATCTCACGGAACATATTTTCAAAGTGAATTTTTATTTGAAAAACCACTAAAAGTAATAAATTCAATGGACAAGGAGATTCGTAGGGATAGAAGAGATGGTAGTGAACCATTTGGAACTCATAATGAATCTGGAATTGAAAAGTCAAGACCAACATTTGGTTGGGCATCATATCGTCCAGATTTGACTAAACAAGTCAAAAATATGGAAGTAATGAAGTTACGACCTGGAATGATATGTTTGACTCCGAAAAGACCCGATATGAAACAGACATCTGAAGCTTATGGTGAGATGATTGCATGTAAAGTAGTTTCTATGAGAGAAATGATTGGTAGAAGGTCACATTGGGATATTTATACGATAATGCCAACAGAAAATTATTTTATGAATAGAATGCATGTTCATAATGGCCCAAGTACTTATAGTTTGATAAATGGTCCAGATTTAATCGGTCATTGGGATGCTGGACATCCATCGAGTTTACCAGGTAATACACCTGGATCAATACCAACATGGTATGATTTGACTACAAGATTAAATATGGATCTTACAGTAAAACCAGCAACACCCACCACAGAAACAATAAAGGGTAATAGTAAAATACCAGGACCAGGATTTCCTCTTTTTGACGGACTTATGGTTCCAGAGGACCTTACATATGGTGCAGAAAAACAACCAGGCAATCCATATCATACTCAGACTTTATTTTATCAACAGGCAGTAATGACTTCAGTTATGGCTGTATCAGTAACAGCACCTGGAACTTCTAATGACGCTGCACATGAGGGATACAACCCTTCAGCACCAGCACTGAATAGATTTCATGATATTGGACCTGGAGCAAATTGGACATATGGAGTACAGCCACAAGGTTATGTGGGTTTGTATACAACAGGAACACTAACAACACTACCAGCTCAAACAGATATGATAGTTAGTGCACCAGGTCCCACATTTTATTCAAGTGGAAGAACAAATGTTGCCAGGATGAGATGTATTTGGGTAAAGTGTGACCAAGGTCCTTCACCTTATTTTAGTATGGGTTTTGATAGAAAACCAAGTTCACCAGATCATTTTACTTACTTCTCTGGATTAACAACTCCACAAGCAAATCCGAGAAGTCCAAGTACTGATATTGGAGTAGGTGGTGGAAATTATGCCCTCACAACTCCAAGTCAGATTAATTATAATTCTAATTGTCAGATATCTATGTATGCTATTTATGATGCTCAATTGACAAAATTAGAAATAGCAGAACAATGGGATGAGTGGTATGGTACTAATGATAATAAAGATATGATGTATGAGGGATAAGTTATGGCAAAAACTCTAAAAATAGGTGGAACGGTATTAGCAAATTTACCTACACCAGATGACAAGGATTTTTGGAATATAAACGATTTTACTGGTAGTGGTCAAGTATCGAGTAGTGTTATGGAGAGATTCAATGAACTTGTGGATTCTAAACCACTATTTTGGTTTGAACCTATTAGTGTAACTTGGCAAGGGTGGGATGATATTCCAAATACTTGGGCACCAATTAGCGCATCCTTTACTGGTAGTTTTAAAACCCAACTATGTAATGATATTCAAATGAGTGAAAGTTTATTTGAAGAGGCTTATTCTATTCAAGTTGAAGATACTGAATATACAGCAGTATCTGGATATGGTACTTATAGAAAATTTAGACACTTTATTGAGGGAAAATTAATGGAAAGTTATTATATTCCATCTTCATCCGCTGATACAGGTTCTGGTATTCCAAGTTGGGATGGATAAAATGTTTAATGAAAATGGTTATGAAGTAAGAAAAAAAGTTTTATCCAAAGAAACTTGTGAAATCATACACGAGTATTATAAAATAAAAATATCAAATAATGAGTTTTCGTGGGACGAGAACCATCAAGTCAATAATACAATAAATATGTATGGTGATCCATTAAATGATGCTATATTAAAATGGACATTACCAATTGCAGAAGAAATAGTTGGAGAAGAACTTTATCCCTGTTATACATTTATGAGAGTTTATAATCAGGATGATGAACTTAGACCACATATTGATAGACCATCTTGTGAATTTAGTGCAACACTACCTATAAAATATGATGAAATTTGGCCAATATTTATGCAAAAATATGATTTTGAGAAATATGGTGGTTATACCGCTGACCATAGTGGTGTAGAAAAATCTATGAGAAACGAAGAGGCAAAGGGTGTTGTATTAAAGACTGGTGATATGTGTTTTTATGAGGGAACTAAAATGAGTCATTGGAGAAAAAGATATGGTGGACACGAATGTATACAATTATTTATACATTATGTTCGTAAACATGGTGAATTTAGTGATCATAAATACGATAAAAGACCAAATTTAGGATTACCAAGTATCGGTGAAGAAGCAAATTTAAAGAGTATAGAGGACTATTTATTTGATGATTGAGTATCGTAGGTATTTAAACAATTATCAATTTTACCCAACTCCACATCAAATATCATATTGGAAAGAGATAGACGAAGATAAACTACAATCTGCGATAGACCTTTTTCAGAAGGACTTGGGTTGGGATGAGATGTGGAGTGTAGAAGATGCAAAACAGAGATTAGAAGATGGTTGGTTATTTTCAGTACTACAAATAGATAATAAACTTAGAGGTTGGTATTGGTTAAACTATGAGACTAAAGAGGGCTTAAATCTTTATGTACATAAAGACTCAAGAAATCAGGGTTATGGATTTGGATTAATTAGTTATATTATTACAGCAGCAAAATTGAGACAATTAGATTATGTATGGGCCCAAGTGGATGAATGGAATGAAATGAGTAAGAGATTGTTTACAAGATGTGGTTATGAAGTACATATTTGATGATGATTCAATAAAGTTATCAGATGGTAGTGGTAGAATAGTAATGCATTCTTGGGAAACACCTATAATGGAGAAAATGGCCAAGTGGGTGTGTTCCAATGGTGGAGATATATTAGAGGTTGGATATGGGATGGGTATTGCATCAAACTTTATCCAACAACATAAAATCGATTCACATACTATATGTGAAATAAATGATGATGTACTTTCAAACTTAAAAGAATGGTCAAGTAATAAATCAAATGTAAAAATACTGGAAGGTGATTGGTTTGATAACCGAGATAGATTGGAAAAGTATGATGGGATATTATTTGATACTTTTGATGATCCTAATCTTTTTTATTTTGTAGAAGAATTTATATATGAAATATCAAAAAAAGATACAAAATTTACAATATGGCATTGGACTAATACTGATAAAATTCCTTATGAGAATGTTGAAACAGAAAAAATTAAAATAAATCCACCAGATATTGATTATCTTCACGGAGATTATTTTATGTTACATAGGATTACTATAAATGGATAAATTTATATTATTGTCCATGAAAAGGACAGGTTCAAATCATTTACTTGGTTCACTTCAAGTCGCCTCTAAACAAAAAATGGTGTGGTTTGATGCCCCACCACCGACTTGGGAAACATTTGATTTACCATTTCCAAAAAATATTTGGGATTACGATATAAAATGGTGTTTGGATAAATTATTTGAAAGGTATAGTGGATGTAAAATAAATTGTGATGAACCTGCATTTTATAATATTGTTGATGACCTAATAAACTATCCAGTTAAAAAAATATTTCTATATCGAGAGAATGTATGGGAAAAGGTTATATCAGAAGAACTTGCCATTCAATCTAATCATTGGATTGCACCAATAGGATCACATAAGTATTTAAAAAATAATCATAAGTATGAGAGTATTGATGTAGAGTCTTTAAAAAACAATATGGATGATATTTGGAATAAGATGAATTATTTGAAAACTTTTATAAGTAAGGATTTAGTACCATTTAAATATGAAGAATTATATTCGAGAAATGAATATACTGAACATCACAGAGAAAATTTTTTTAAGCTATTATCAGAATTGAATATCAAATATCGTGATGATAGAATAGATGATATAATTGCTCAATTTTTAGAGTCTGATAAGTGTTATACAACAGATGAAACATATCAAAATATAGCAAATATTTCTGAACTTGAAAAGTTAAAAGACTATTTATAATTATGAAAAACAAAGGTCTATTTGACCACATCACACACATCACACAAAAACAGACCAAAGGGTATTGGGATTCTCTAAATGAAACAGAGAAGAAGCAATGGTCTAACTATATGATACATAGATTTTTGTCTATGAAGATGGAGTATGTGGATATTGTAAATGAGTTTCAGAGATATAATCTGAAGCCAAAAGAATTATATAAATTATATACTAATGTTCTTCCAAAGAAGAAAGAGTGGTTAAAGTATGTTAAAGGAAAAAAGTCAATGAAATATGAAAAATGGTTATTGGAAATAGTAGCAAAATACTATGAATCAAGTCTTAACGAAGCTCAAGAATATTTGGATGTATTCTACTCAACAGAGCAAAATAAGGCAAATCTAAAAGCTATACTTCAGAAATATGGAGTAGAACCAAAGGAAATCAAGAAACTAAATCTACCCTAATGGTAAAGAGTAATAATGAATGGGATACTTTAAAAGAAGTATTTGTAGGTAACATAGAAAATCCAAATAATCCAATAAAGGGTAAAGACCTTCATTGCATTAACTATGCCGATAGAGATAACATTGATGATGTTAAAGAGGGTTATTATCCAGAACAAGTTATAGAAGAAACTAAAGAAGATTTAGAAGAATTAGTATCTACTCTTAAATCATTTGGAGTAAAGGTTAAAAGACCAACGACACAAGATAATTCTAAACCATTCTTATCAAACGGTGAGTGGATGTCAGATGGATATTATACTTATTGTCCAAGAGATAGTGTAGTTGTTATTGGTGATACTATAATTGAATCACCTATGGCTTTGAGGTCAAGATACTTTGAAACATTTTCATTTCGTGATGATTTTATTGATTATATGAAGAAAGGTGCGAGGTGGGTATCGGCACCAAAACCAAGATTAAGAGATGATTGTTATCAGAGAGAAAATTTAGAAGAATCAACATTAACAGAGGTAGAACCTATATTTGATGCAGCAAATATCCTTAGATGTAATGATGATATATTATATTTGGTTTCCAATACAGGTAACAAGTTAGGGGCACAATGGTTACAGAATTTTCTTGGTAGTAAATACAAAGTACATATTTTGGAAAATATGTATTCTTATTCTCACTTAGATTCTACGATAGCATTATTACGAGAGGGATTATGTTTACTTAATCCTACAAGGGTAAATGAAGATAACATACCAGAAGTATTAAAATCTTGGGATAAGATTTGGTGTCCTGATATGGTGGATATTGGATACTATGGAGATTACAATCACGCATCAGTTTGGATAGGTATAAATTTATTATCATTAAATTCTAATTTAGTTATATGTGATGAGAACCAAACAGAGTTACATAAAGAATTATATAAACATAACATAGAGGTTATACCGATGAAACTTAGACATTCAAGAACACTTGGTGGTAGTTTTCATTGTGTTACAATGGATGTCCATAGGATATGACAAGAGTAAATTATGAAACTCTCGGTAAATTCATTGATGTAGATGAAAAAGACTTAGAGTTCGAAAGGGTTACAAATTCAATAGATGTAGTAGATAGAGAGTATGGTGTAGATGTCATATTCGATTATTACAGGCGTCATGGATTTCCCCACTACACAATTCGTGAAGAAGAAAAACACGAACATATGAGGAAACTCAAAAAGTTTGATGTCGATACAATTTTCATTGACAATCAGATAGTCCAAACTATGCATTGTTTGAGATTGGCTTGGTCATACTTTCCACATTTTTGGGCCGTAAGATGTGGTCATTCAAGAACATCACCAATGGAAGCATTCAATGACGACAAGATATTTAAGTCAGTTATAAAAAAGTGTTGGAATTGGGAACAGAAACATTATAAGGGTGAGGACCCAAACGGAGAGAGAAACAAGTTCCACGAAAATAGACTACGACAATCTCTTAAATTATATTCAGGTGTTCAAGCAGTATCTAATTTCAGACCGACAGCAGCAAAACTTATCTACGAGAAATTCGGTGGTGATGGAACTATTTGGGATATGAGTTGTGGTTGGGGTGGACGACTACTTGGGTTTCTTTCATCATCTAACACCAAACATTACATAGGAACTGAACCATCTACAAAGACTTATGAAGGTTTATTGCAAATGAGCAAAGAATTTAGTTATATTAACAAAAAAGTTGATATATATAAACAAGGGAGTGAAGAATATCTTCCAAACAAATCTTCTCTCGATTTATGTTTTACTTCACCCCCGTATTTCGATACTGAAAAGTATTCAGACGAGTCCACACAAAGTTATAAAAAGTTTCCTACTCAGGATGAGTGGGTGAATGGGTTTTTGAGAAAAACCATAGAGAATTGTTATTATGGATTAAAGAGTGGTGGTTATATGTTGTATAATATCGCAAACACACCAAAGTATAAATTCATAGAAGAAGAAACAGTAAATATTTCGAAAGAATTGGGTTTTACCCAAGAAGAAACATTACAATTGACATTATCAAGTGTAATGGGAGCAGGTTATAAATATGAACCAATATTCGTTTTTAAGAAGGAGTAAATATGACAGATAGAGTACTGAAAGTAGACTATGCAGATATGAATGGTTTGGATGATAAAACACAGATATTATTCAAGAATTTAGAGTGGGGAATAAATACAAAGTCTAACACTATGTATTTGACCTATGAGATAGAACAAGATTCATTATATGCAGTAATGACCAGATTTGATAATTTTATTCAACATAATGAAGGTCAAGATATAAATTTGGTGTTATCATCTTATGGTGGTGATGTTTATTCTATGTTAGGAACAATTGACTATTTCAAAACTTTACCAGTAAAGGTAAATACACATTGTTTCGGAGCCTGTATGTCAGCAGCCGCAGTAATATTAGCGTGTGGAACTGGCAAAAGAACAATGACGGCAAATTCTACGGTTATGGTTCACGAGGGTTCAGCATTTGAGGCAGGTAAAACATCTGATGTCCTAAAAGGAGCTGACCATTTGAAAAAATTATTAGAAAATATAAATCGTATTTTAGGTGAGGTTACAAATAAATCACAAGAGTTTTGGGAAGGTGTATCCAAACAAGATACCTATTTAACAGCACAAGAATGTTTGGATTACGGAATAATTGACGAAATTACTTGACTTTTACATTAAAAGTTCGTAAATTCCAGTATAAGATAAGGAGATAATATGCCAGAGGCAATAAAAGAATCAAGTACCAAAAAAGAGGTAAATTCTTATTTAACAGATGACCACGGCGACATTGTATCATTGATGGAACAAGAATGGCCAGAGATGACCAAAGAATTTAAAAGATTACAAAGAGAACAATACGAATTGTTCTGTCACAAACAACACGATTACGGTCCAGGTAACATAAGTGTTGGAACACAATTACAAACACCTGATGAGATACATTTATCACTCACAGGTTTGTGGTTTAGAATGAATGATAAGATACAGAGGTTAAAAACTTTACTTATGGGTAATAGAGGAAACGCCGTAGAGGGTGAACCAATGGAAGATGCTTATCTTGATGTTTCAAACTATGGTATTATGGCAACAATCGTAAAAAATGGAAAATGGGGTAAATAATGAGAACAGCAAAATATTTTACGGCCACTTGGTGTGGTCCTTGTAAAGCATTCAAACCAATAATGACCGAAGTAATGAACGAGGGTTATTTAGTACAAATACTCGATGTAGACCAAAACAAAAATACAGCACAACAATACAATGTTAGGTCAGTTCCAACTACGGTAATTGAAGAAAATGGAGTTGAAGTAGATAGGTTCGTAGGTGCATTACCAAAACAATCTGTTATTCAAAAATTAAATGGCTAAGAAAAAATCAATATCATATAGTCAATTTGCACTATGGGAACAATGTCCATATTCTTGGAAATTGACCTATGTGGATAAGGCAATACCATTCACAGATAATATCTATACAATGTTTGGTACGGCGATGCATGAGGTTCTACAAGAATACCTAAAGGTCATGTATTCTGAGAGTATCGTTGAGGCCGATAAATTACTTTTAAATGAGGAACTTGAAGATAGAATGAAAAAAACCTTTATGGAAATCAGACAGAAAAATGGTGGAGAAGATTTTTGTACTAAAAAGGATATGGTAGAGTTTTATAATGATGGGTTAAAGATAATTGATTTCTTTAAGAAGAAACGAAATCAGTATTTTAGTAAACGAGGATATGAGTTGATTGGTATTGAAACTGCACTTAATTATGACCTACCAAACAATCTAAAGTTTCGTGGGTTTATTGATTTAATTATCAAGGATACGGTTAGGAATAGAATCAAGATTATTGATATTAAAACATCAACTTGGGGTTGGAATAAATATCAGAAAATGGATAAGAATAAGACCGACCAACTTTTACTTTATAAATCATTTTACTCAAAACAACACGATGTTCCAATGGATAGAATTGATGTTGAGTATTTTATAGTAAAGAGAAAGTTATATGAGAATACAGAGTTTCCGCAAAAGAGAATACAAACATTCACACCAGCAAATGGTAAACCATCTATAAATAAAGTTTTTAGAAGATTAGAAGCATTTATGGCTGAGTGTTATGATGAAGATGGAAATATAAAAGATAATAATTACGAAAAATGTGAACCACATAAGAAATGTAAAGCTTATACTAAATGTAAAGACTTATAATACTTATTATGTGGATGGAGAGAAATATGAGCGGACAAATTTATACACTAAGATTAAAACTTTCGGATTTTATTAATTCACCATTAGAAGAATTGGTGGTAGAGAAAATTAATGAAGCTAATGTGCATCATTCTTTTAAACTTCAGTTGTGGTATAATGATCAAGATTTAACACCAAAGGATTTAAAATCATTTTTAGAAAAATATGAAAGTTTACTTAAATACAAAACTACAATAAAACCGAATAATGAACCCAATAGGGCAGAATTTACTTGGTATAATGTTGTCCACGATGATGATTTTGATTTACAATATCCGTATAGATTTCAGTATCAGCATTCTAATGTAGATAAGGTAGTGGGGATAATTCAAGGATTAGAACAATTTAAGGATACTTTAAAGTTCATTACATCGGATAAACCACCTAAACAAGAAAAACCGAAGAGAAAACAAAAGAGAAACGACTACGAGGATTAGTATTGAAACATAAAGATTATGTGAAATTAATGAAAACTCCATTTGATGAACTTTCAAAAGAGGATCAACAAAAACGAACAACCGAGTTTAATAGACGAATGAAGATGGCAACAATATTTATGAGTGGTATTAAAGATGGTAAGATAAATAAAGAATTTGTAGATTTGATGGAAGATGATGATCCGATGAGAGAGGTGGTAGAAACAATAAAAATAAAAATGGATGATAATTTAGGAGCAAAAGCTTAAATGAAAAGAATTGGTATAGTAGGAGCAAGAAAATATACTAATAAAAGAAAAATTAAAGAGTTTGTGTATAAACTCAAAGAACAATTTGGAGAAAATGTTGAGATAGTAAGTGGGGGACAACCAAAAGGAGCGGATGGTTACGCAAAGAAATTCGCATTAGAATTTGATATGAAATATGTAGAATTTCCACCACGACATTATCAGTATAATCAACATTGTATTTTAGATAGGAATGATTATGGAAAATCCTATCATGTGGTCAATTTTTTTGACCGAAATAAACAAATTGCTGAGTATAGTGATTATATAGTTGCATTCATACCAGAGGGATACAAATCAAACGGCACATTAGACACAATCAGTCATGCTGAAAAATTGAATAAAAAGGTGGTTATTTTAGATTGATTTGATATTTATATATACATATATACGGAGAATATTATGAGGAGTGATACAAAGCTTACCTCGGTAAAAATCATAACTGATTTATACAAGAGATTTAGAGGTGTTGCTTTAAACGAAGAATTTACATTGCAAAAATTAGTGAATAGGTCAATGGATAAGTATTTAAAAGATGAAGAATACAAAAAATCTATTGTCGAATATGATGCTTTGCAAATTAGTGGTAGTCGATTTTAAATAGTTATAACAAAGAGGGTTATATGTCTAAAAAGAAAATTATGTTACTTTCGGATGACCTACGAATGTCGAGTGGGGTAGGTACGGTTTCCAAAAATTTTGTACTTGGTACGATGGATAAATATGATTGGGTTCAAGTTGGTGGTGCAGTCAAGCATCCTGAACAAGGTAAAGTGGTTAATATGGATGAATCAGTTCGTGAAGATACTGGTATAGAAGATGCATCTCTTAAAATATATCCAGTTAGTGGATATGGTGATCAAGAATTGATAAGACAATTAATAAATATAGAAAACCCAGATGCCATATTACACTATACAGACCCAAGATTTTGGGTATGGTTATATCAAATGGAACACGAGGTTAGACAGCATATTCCTATATTCTATTACAATATATGGGATGACAGACCAACACCAAGATATAACGAGTTCTTTTATGAGTCTTGTGATTTGATTATGAATATATCAAAACAGACAGTTGCAATGGTTAAAGATGCAGCAGTAAAAAAACCAAGAACTGATTGGGATTGTACTTATATTCCACATGGAATTCCTGATGATAAATTTCATCCGATTAATGAATTAGATGTTAAGGAATGGGAAGAGTTACAGAAGTTTAGAAGAACTATATTACATAACAGAGAATATGATTTTGTAATATTTTGGAATAATAGGAATATTCGTAGAAAAGTTCCAAGTGATGTTATAATGGCATATAAAACATTTTGTGATATGTTACCAAAGGAAAAGGCAGATAAGTGTGTGTTGATAATGCATACGGCACCAGTAGATAGTAATGGAACTGATTTACCAGAGGTTATCAAAAATGTTTGTCCAGATCACGATGTTATTTTTTCTACAAAAAAATTAGAAGATAACCAACTTAATTATCTTTATAATGTAGCAGATGTTCAAGTAAATATGGCATCTAACGAGGGATTCGGATTAGGAACGGCAGAAGCAGTAATGAGTGGAACACCAATTATCGTTAATGTTACAGGTGGACTACAAGACCAATGTGGATTTGCACTAAATGGTAAAGAACTAACACACGAAGATTATGATGAGATACATTCACTACACGATGATAGAAAGTGGAAAGATAATCCAGACCTTACTCACGGAGATTGGGTAAAACCAGTATGGCCTTCTAATCGTTCATTACAAGGTTCAATACCAACACCATATATTTATGACGATAGGTGTAGATTTGATGATGTAGCAGATAGACTTAAAGAATGGTATGATACACCAAAAGAAGAACGGAAAGAAGCTGGATTAAAAGGTAGAGAATGGATGTTGAAAGAAGAAATTGGAATGTCTTGTAAAAATATGTGTGAACGATTTGTTCATGATATGGAACAGGCATTTGAAAAGTGGACACCAAGAAAAAGGTTCAGTTTGTATAAAGCATAAGGAGAAAAAAAATGAATAAATTTTTAGAGGCTATTGAGACGGTCAATCGTTGGATATTAGGAGATAGACGAGATGGTGATGATAGACGAGTTAAGAAATCAAGAAGAAAAAACACGAAGAGAAAAACAGTTCGTAGAAAATCTAAGTAAGAGGTAGAAATGAGTTATAAACCATTAGTTTTAGTTACAGCACCTGTAGGCACGAGAAGTGGATATGGTTCTCATAGTAGAGATATATGTAGGTCACTAATCGATATGGATAAATTTGATGTTAAAATTTGGCCAGTTCGTTGGGGAGCAACACCACAGAATGCACTTGACGAAAAAAATCCATATGATAAACCTATTATTGATAGGTTACTTAAAGAACCGAATATGGATAGACAACCAGATATTCATTTTCATATTGTAGTTCCAAATGAATTTCAAACACTTGGAAAATACAATATTGGTATTACTGCGGGTATAGAAACTACACATTGTCCTGCTGAATGGATAGAGGGATTAAATAGGATGAATCTTAATATAGTACCAGCCTCATTTGTTGCACATACTATACAGAATACCAAATTTGATAAACACGATAAAAATACTAATCAAAAACTTGGTGCTATTCAAAATGAAAGACCACTCGAAGTTTTATTTGAAGGTGCAGATACTGATATTTACAAACCAACTAAAGAATTCTCTAAAGATTTAGTAGATACACTTGAAGATGTAAAGGAAGATTTTTGTTTCCTATTTGTAGGACATTGGTTACAAGGTGGACTTGGACAAGATAGAAAAGATTTAGGTATGTTAATTAAAACCTTTTATGAATCATTTAAAGACCAACGAAAACAACCAGCTCTGATTCTGAAAACATCTGGAGCACAACCATCTGTGTTAGATAGAGAAGATATTATGAAAAAGATTGAACAGATTAAAGTTACGGTGAATGGTAAATTACCAAGTGTTTATTTACTACACGGAGATTTTGAAGATGAAGAAATAAATGGTTTGTATAACCATCCAAAAGTAAAGGCTCATGTTTCTTTTACTCACGGAGAGGGATTTGGTCGTCCATTACTTGAAGCATCTCTTTCAGAAAAACCAGTAATAGCTCCGAATTGGGGTGGTCAAGTAGATTTCTTAAACGATAAAGATGCTATTTTGTTACCTGGTAGTCTTAATGAAGTTAAAAGAGGTTCATTTCCAGATGCTATGTATGTAGATGGTTCAAAGTGGTTTACAGTTAATTATAATTACGCATCAAAGATTTTAAAAGATGTTTTTGATAATTATAGTAAGTATGTAATAAGAGGAAAGAAACTTTCGATTAAAAATCAGACAAAATTTTCACTTGATGCAATGACTAAGAGATTTGAAGAAATTTTAGATAAATATTTACCAAAATTTGATGAACAACCAACAGCGGTAGATTTGAAATTACCAAAACTCAAAAAGGTAGAACAAACAGAAAAGCCAAAAATTGAATTACCAACATTAAAGAAGGTTAAATAATGGAAAGAGTAGTAGATTGTCCAGTATGTTATGATAAGGATACTTGTTTTGAAGATATACAAGATAATTTTAGTTCTTATATGTGTTTTAATTGTGGGTTTATGAGTAATTCCTATTATACTGAGGAAAATTTAGATAAAGTTGAAACTAATACGACTAAACTTGTTAATGAATTAAAATTTTTTGATACGGAACGAAAAATATATTGGTATCCATCAGTTGTTAATATGGGTCCTAAAGGTATCATTTTTCCAGAAGGTAGTACAAAACTTTGGACTTGGAAATATGCAAAAGTTGTGTCTGTACCAGAAGAAGAGCAAAAACAATATCCAATTCCAGGTAAGGATGGAGAATTTTATACTGAAAAGTTAGATGTAGAAAATGCAAAAGAATATGGTCAATATGAATTTATAGATGCCTGTAAGGATATGGGAATAACTGTGGAAAAACCAAATGCCTAAGATTGGGACATCTTGGAATAAACTTGAACCTGGTGATATTATTTCGTTTAGGTATCAATCGGTAGTTGATAAATCCCAACAACCAAGAACAACTACTATTTTGGTATTGAACAATAAGTACCAAAAAAAATTAAAAAGTGGTAAGACGGAATATTACTTAAATGGGTTAAAGTTAGAACGATCTAATATTTCTATCTTTACAAGTAAAGACCAGGCTTGGAATTTATTGAGTGAAATAGGATGGGTATCGATTCGTTCTTTGAGAAATGAAATTTATAAAATAGATATTGCAGGAAGGTATATTGGAACATATGGTGCAACTGATGCATTGTATAAAAAAATAATAAATACACCAGCAGGAAAAAAGGCAGAGTTTAGGAGTTACAATTGGGAACAGGCCAGAAGAAATTCTGTTTATTATGAACCAATAAAACTACCAAAGGATAAAATTTTGTTAATGGAGAGTCAAAGAGCTGAAAATGAAAATTAGTTATGGTATTACAGTTCATAATGAAGCAGATGAACTAAATAGGTTATTAGAAATTCTTATTCATAAAACTCAATCACAAGATGAGATTATAATTTGTGATGATTATTCCGATGAGAAAACACAAGATGTCATAACAAGTTGGACTCAACAATATGCAGATGCAAAAGTTATAAACCATTATCAAAGAAAACTTGATGGTGATTTTCCAGCACAAAAAAATTCAGTAATAGAAAAATGTAGTGGAGATTATATTTTCCACATTGATGCAGATGAGATTCCACATGAAAATTTATTAGGAATACTACCAGAGATGTTAGAAATAAATGATGTCGATTTGGTTTGGATACCACGAGTAAATACGGTAGAAGGTCTCACAGAAGAACATATAAATAAGTGGAGATGGAGAGTAAGTGAAAAGGGTTGGGTTAATTACCCCGATTATCAAGCCAGAGTATTTAGAAAGAATGATGTAATAAGATGGAAGAATCATCCATATACAGGTAAACCAGTTCACGAATTTTTGGGTGGTTGTAAAACATATGCACATTTACCACCACAAGAAGAATTAAGTTTATATCATCCAAAAACAATAGATAAACAAGAACAACAAAACGAGTTTTATGAGAAAATATTCACCAAAGATATCTGAATCAGTAGGTACTACTAAGATAGTCATTGGTCGAAAATTTAAAATGGGTTCAAACTCATTAGATAGGTTAGTAGATAATTACAATGATATAAATTATTTTAATGGGTTATATAGTAATGGTGATATTACAATTCCACAAAAGATTTTAGAGTATGGTGGAGAACACAATTCTCAAATGTCAGTTGTTGAATCACTTGATAATCAAGTCAATGATTTTATTTATATTGTTTTATTAAGAGATGTAAAAGATAGATGGAGAAGTGGATATATTGAGGAGTTACATACATTTGGATTTTTTAGTGAAACACATGAAATTGGTGATATGAAATTATGGGAAAAGGTACATCATATAGATTATGATATATCGTGGATGTGGAGTGGACATGCAAGTTTTGAAGATAACTCACTTGATTTAGAATACGCAATATGGAATCCGTGTGTATATTTTTTAGATTTGAAAAATTTAAGTAACCCTAAGTTTTTAGAATGGTTACAGGAAAGAGATTCTGGTTGGAATGGAGTTAAATCGATTGAAAAGGACAATGTAACTCCAGATTTGAAAAAGGAATTGGTAGAGAAGTATTGGATTGATTATCGAGATGGTAGGGTGAGTAAAGAACCATTAATTTGTCCGTCATATACAACACCACATAATAAGTCAAGATTTGATATTTCCCTTGTTATGGATAGAGCTGATAGAGGACAGAGAAGAATAGATTTTATAAGAGAAAATAGTGAGAGATATATAAAATTATGAGAAAATATTTACCAACAATAAGTGAACTGATAGATAGACTTTCTATCATACAATTAAAAGAGGTGTTTATAGCAGAACATAAGGAAGAGTACGCTAAAGAAATCCAAGACATAGTTCACGATTTAAATGAACTTATGAATTGGGAAAAACCAACAGGTGAAATGATTAGAGCAATCATAGTATTGGCACAAATGAATACTCATATTTGGTATAACGAAACTAAATACAGAGCTGGTGAAGGTGATGGTAATCTTGGATTGACTCACGGATTAAATGGTATTAGAAATACAGCAAAAAATAAAATACAAGACCAACTTGAAGATGGTGGTAGAAAAGATTACAAAGTAGATTGTATAGCTGCAGAGTTTAAGGACTGGGAGGTTTCGTGGTAGATGTTGATAAGATATTAAAAGATATTCCTGATAAAAGACAGGATAAAGATACAACATCTCTAAAATTTAAAAGAGATTTAATTGAATTTTTTGGAGAGGATTGGCAAGATAAGACTTGCTTAGAAATAGGAACTAATAGGGGATACACAACAAGAATATTGAGTTTCTTGTTTAAAAAGGTTATATCTTGTGAATACGATTGGGATTTGTTGAAATTTGCAGAAAATGTAAATAAAGATAGAGATAACATTGAATTTTTACAGAAGGATGTTTATCAATCAGATTGGAACTTCGAGAATATTGATGTAGTTTTTATTGATTGTGTTCATGAATATCCAAATGTAATGCATGACATACAGAAATCATTACAATTAGTTAAACCAAATGAGGAACTTATATTAGTATTTGATGACTATGGATTACCTAAACCACCACATAGAGAAAAGGATGTGAAAGATGCTGTTGACCAATATGTACAAGAACATCCAACATTTGGAATGGTTAAGTATATTGGTGAAGATAAGGGTTCTGATTGTAGACCAGGTAAATTGTTAAAGGCAGAAGAGGGTGTTATTTGTAAATACAGATATATACCAAGTCAAAATTTTTATAGAATTTTAGATAATGAACTTCACATTGTTGATAAAGTTTTACAATTGGGTTTTGAAAAATCAGATGGTTTTAGAATACCCGATGAATATTTAGATAAACAAGAGTTTATGGTTATGAGAACAGCACACGGAATCGGTGATTGGGGAATCGTATCAGCAATGCCTCGATTATTGAAAGAAAAGTATCCTGATTGTAAAGTAGTTGTTCCATCTAAAAAATTATTAAAAAAACTATTTGGTAAAGACCACGATAATGTTCATGTAGTATTTGATAATAATCCATTTGTAGATGAGTTTGTTGATGAGATTAGTGGTGATGTATTCCATGACCACTATCGAATATATGATAAAGACAATACAGATATTCCACTTATCAAACAAATGTTAGAGTTTTGGCAATTTACGGAAGAAGAAATGAGTGATTCACAACCAGAAATGTATTGGTCTGATGAAGAAAAAATGTTTGGAGATAAGATAATCTTAGAACATATAAAAGGTGGTAAATTTGAATGGCCATCACCAATTCCTAACTTTGGTTGTCTATTGATTTCTGATAGATTTGGTACTCAATATGGAAAACATCATCAAGAAACTTATGACCGAGATGTTCAAAACTTTACGAATGTATTGACAGAACATCAACTACCTTATTTTTATTGGTCAGCCAAACCTATTTCAGAAACACCATTTGATTGGATAGATAAAGTATTAGATATGAAACATATTGATTTAAGGATTCAGTTGTATATAAAATCTAAGGCAAAAGTTAATTTATCAAATCAATGTGGTACAAATCATCTTGTAGTCAGATATTCCAAATGTTATGAATCACAAAGACAATTTCCTTTATCACATAATTTCGTAGAGGGAGAAATTTACTTATGATGTCAGTAGTACAAAATTTTATCTGTACTCAATCAGATAGATTAGCTTTGATAGAACGAGAAGTTCCTAAAATGTCTATGGTATTCAAAGATTATGATTTTTTTATTAATTATGGAATTCTTGATAATTACTTTCAAGTATCAGATGTTTATAATGTTAATGTACAAAAATTAAATTTTTTCAATAATTTGACATCAAATTGGGGTGAGGTTACACTTGAACTTATAGAAAAGGTTAAAACACCATACACTTTAATTTTATGTGAAGATTTTGATTATAGAATAACAAACAATGATTGGGTTGAGATAATGAATGAAGTTGTTGAGAGGGATGTGAGTTATATGCCAATAGGTAGGTTGTGGAAATATACACAAGAACAATATCATGGTGGATATGAAGAAGGTAATAAGTTGTGGTTGTATCCTGCATCAAAATCACCTGGTTCTTCTTTATCAGTAGATGCGTTATATAAAACTGATATGTTAAAAGAAAAATTAATTGAATTAAAACAACATGGACCAAATAGATTTCCTTTAAATCTTCCACATCATTATGAAGATATATTTCAAGAGAATTATAATAATGGTGTTAGGAAATGGGGAGATGATGTATTATGTGCAGTTCCTAAAGATATTATAATAATGCACGAACAGCCATCAACTGAAACTACTTTAAATAAATGAAAGATTTAACTTTATATGTACCAACTTGTGATCGTTATAGACATTTAATTAAACCATATGCATTTTTGTTTAATAAATTTTGGAATAGACCACAGAAAGTAGTTTATCTTGGGTATGAAAAACCAACTCATGAATTACCTGATAATTTTGATTTTATTACGGTTGGTAATAGTGATAGATTAGATAATTGGAGTAGAGATTTAAATAATTTTTTTAATTCAATTGATGATGAACATATTATGATAAGTACTGATGATTCGATGTTAGTAGATTACACTAATTTTGAGAGATATGATAAATTGTCTAAATTTTTAGAAAATCCAAAGGTCGGTAGAATTAATCTCACGAGAGATACAGTTAATAGACCACATAGAGGTTTTGATGAAGTTGATGGATTAAAAATAATTGAAGCACGACAAGACTCATTGTACAGACTTTCATTACTTGGACCTTGTATATGGAGAAAAGACTATTGGTTAAAATATTTAAAACCAGGACTTACACCTTGGGAATTTGAAGGTGAAGGTGGTGAAGTTGGGATTAATGATGGATATCATATTTTAGCAACAAAAGGAGATGGTCCTCCTGATGATGCTCCAGTTTTTAGTACAAATACTATTTGGAGAAGTACAATGGATAGATTTAATTTTCACAATTCCAATTACGCTTGGAAAAACAATGGTGATAATTATATGGATCCTAATGTAGTTAAAGAAATGTATGAGAAAAAAATAATCGATAATAATATAAGATGTGGTTATGTTAAAGATAAGAAATGGCATTTTCCATATGACGGAATATAGGAGAAAGTAAATGAAAAATATTTTATTTATGACACATTTGGATGACAAGTTCATTGATGGTGCACTTGTTATGATTTATTCAATGAAAAAGAATGTTAAGGATTTTATGGAATATCCAATGAAGATATTACATAGTAGTGCAATTTCCGACTTATCAGTTGAGAACAGAGAAAAGATCAAAAAACTTGTTCCTCATGTAGAATTTGAAGATATTTATAATCAGAGTTATATGGATGCACCAGTTCAGTATCCAAAACATAGAGTAGCATTTTTATCGTTGGAGTGTTTTAGACCAACGGAATATGAAAAGGTTTTCTTTTTCGATTGTGATATGTTATGTATTAGAGATATCTCTGAAGGAATAGAAACTGCACCAAATGAGTATGTTTCAGGGTGTGGTGGTAGTCCTGACGATATTAATTGTGGGTTAATGGTTATTGGTAAAAATTGGTTGAGTGAAGAAGTATATAATGAATTAGTTGAATGTGTTAATACTATGGGACAAACAAGATTATTTACTCAGCATATGATAAATCATGTTGTACCGAAATTCAATTTAATATCAGACGATTATAATTGGAAAGTTGCACCACACACGGATTCTAATAGAGTAATACATGAATATGGTATCACAGATACTACAAAAATTATTCATTGGGCAGGTGCACTTCCAGATACAAGTCAAGGTAGGAAACCATATCCAAAGCCTTGGGAAGAAAAAGAAGATGCTAATGTTTTGAGTGAACTTTGGTATAAATATAAAAAAGAAATGTTGGAAGAATTAAATGTCTGATTGTGTTAATATCATATGGAAAAATGGATTTGGTAATCAGTTATTTCAGTATACTCACGGTAGAATATTATCAAAACAATTAAAATGTTCATTAACTTATAGTGGTACAATGGATAGTTGGAAAGGAACATCTTTACTTGATTATGGTTTTATAAATGATCCTCAAGATATTGTAAAATATCAATCGGAAAATATAAGAGTTAATATTGATTATAATAAGACTCAGGCTGTAGAGTTAGAAAATCCACATAATTATAAACCTTATTTGAATGAGATTAGGACTTATTATCCAAAGGTAGAAAAAACAAATATTGATGATTTAGTTGTTCATTTAAGATTAGGAGATAATGGACCCAATATACATACACCATTTGAGTGGTATAAAAGGGCAATAGAGGATAACGAAATATCATTTGATAAATTATATTTAATCACAGATGGTTCTGATTCTGAAGATGCAAAGGCCTTTAAGTCATATTATAATGCTGAAATACCATCGTCTGTAAATGTTAGTACTAATCAAGATTGGAAAAAATATATGGCAGAAACACTTTTCGATTTTAATTTTATTCGTAGTTTTGATAAGATTTTATTTTCTAATAGTACTTTTTCTTGGTGGGCATCCTTGTTGAGTGATGCATCTCAAGTATGGTTTAATAAAGAATGGCAACCAAATCATTATAATGGGATGATTAGACTTGGTGAAACTGATTATGATAAATGGAATGGAATTATTCCATTTCCGTTAAAGGAGAACTAATGGAGTTTTTATATTCAAAAGTAGATCCTGATAGATTATTACATATTATACATAAGGTAGATGAATTTCATACGATTGAGGATGGCCACAGACGAGATATTGTGGGGACAGATGAGTTTTTACAATTATCTTCTATGAATATGAAAACAGGACATACATTCAGACCACATCAACATATTTGGAAAGATGGTGAGGATAAAGTTATAGCACAAGAATCGTGGGTTGTAGTAAAAGGTAGTGTTGAATGTAATTTTTATGATACAGATGGAACTTTGTTGGGTAAACCAATTTTGAAACAAGGCGATTGTTCTGTGACTTTAGGTGGTGGTCATACCTATTTAATATTAGAAGATGATACATTAGTTTATGAATATAAAACAGGTCCGTATAAGGGAAGAAAATTGGACAAGGAGTTTTTAGATGAAATTTAATATAGGTTGTGGTTGGAGAAATTTTGGTAATGATTGGGTTCATGTTGATGGTGGAGATTACGACCATCTTGATTCAAATGATATTTTTATTACAGAATATGAAAGTAATACTGCAGATTTAATTTACGCTTCTCATTTTATTGAATATTTAGATAGGGAAGAAGTTATTCCGTTACTGGAAAGGTGGAAAGAGGTTTTGAAACCAAATGGGGTTATGAGATTAGCAGTTCCTGATTTTGAAGTATATGCAAATTTGTATTCAAGTGGAGAATATCCTTTAGATAATTTTCTTGGAGTATTATATGGTAAGATGCCAATGTCAGATAAAACAATATATCACAAGACCGTGTATGACTTTGATAGTATAAAAAAATTGTTAGAGAGTGTAGGAATGAAAGAAGTAAAAAAATATGATTGGGAAAATACTGAACATTCAGAATTTGATGACCATTCACAGGCATATTTGCCACATATGGATAAGGAGAATGGAACATTAATGAGTTTGAATGTAGAGTGTTTAAAGTAGGAGAAAGTAATGGGAAATTATCAAGGACTTAAAAAGGAAGAAACTCGTAATGAGTATGGTGAGGATATTCATTATACAAGTTGGCCAGTTGGGAAAATTCCAAAAGAGTTCCAAAGACCAGAACTTGACCAAGTAAAAGAATTGGGATATGATTGGGATGATCCACGAGATGTAGTGGATATGTTTGAAGATAAGGTTGCTAAATTTGCTGGTAGTAAATATGCCTGTTCGGTTGATTGTTGTTCTAATGGATTATTTTTGGCAATGAAATATGTTGGAGTTGGGGGAACAATTACGATACCAAGTAGAACATATGTTTCACCACCAATGCAAATTATACATGCAGGATGTAAATTAAAATTTGAAGATACCGAATGGAGTGGTGTTTATCAATTAAAACCATACAATATTTGGGATGGAGCCACAAGATGGACAAAAGGAATGTATGTGGGAGATGATGCAATACAAGTGGTATCATTTCAAATTAAAAAAAGAATACCGATTGGAAGAGGTGGTATGATATTGACTGATGATAAAGAAGCATATGAATGGTTTAAATATGCATCTTATGATGGTAGGAATTTAAGAGAATATTATATGGATGATGAATTTGCAATGATAGGTTGGCATATGTATATGACACCCGAAGATGCAGCACGAGGTATTATGTTAATGGATTCAGTACCAGATGAGAATGAGGATACGGGAAGTTCCACTACTTATTCTGATTTGTCTGATAAAAAAGTATTTGAACCATATTTAGAAAAGGAAGTAGGATTTGATGTTTCACAAGGAGAATTTTTGAAATGAAGAAAAAAGCATTTATAACAGGTATTAATGGACAAGATGGTAGTTATTTAGCTGAGTTATTATTGGAAAAGGATTATGAAATTTATGGAATTGTAAGGAGAAATTCTGTAGCAGAAAATCAAGAAAATAGAATTGATGATTTAGTTGGAAATGGAGTAGAAACTTTCTACGGAGATTTAACTGATATCAGTTCATTAGAAAGATTAATACGAACTATACAACCAGATGAAATATATAATATAGCAGCACAAAGTCATGTTAGGATAAGTTTTGATATACCACAATATACAGTTCAGGCAAACGCACTTGGTATTGTCAATATATTAGAAGCGTGGAGAAATAATTGTCCAACGGCAAAATTTTACCAAGCGTCATCATCAGAGATGTTTGGTCGTTCAGTAGATGAAGATGGATATCAGAGAGAAACAACACCAATGCACCCTACGAGTCCTTACGGATGTACAAAGGTATTTGGATTTAATATGACACAACATTACAGACACGCTTATAAATTATTCGCCTGTAATGGTATTTTATTTAATCACGAATCACCAAGACGAGGTTCTAACTTTGTAACTAATAAAGTTGTTAAGTCTGCTGTTCAAATTAAGAATGGATTACGAGATAAACTACCACTTGGTAACTTAGAAGCATATCGTGATTGGGGACATTCAAAGGATTATGTAAGAGCAATGCATATGATTATGAATCACGACACACCTGATGATTTTGTATGTGCTACAGGTGTTACCAATTCGGTTGGTGATATGTGTAATTATGTATTTAATAAATTAGATTTAAATTATAAGGATTATGTTACTATTGATGAAAGATTTTTTAGAGCAGAAGAATTGAAATATCTTCGTGGTGATTCATCAAAACTTAGAAATACTTTAGGATGGGAACCAGAATTCACTTTTGAAGAATTGATGGATGATATGATTGACCATTGGTTAAAAATATATGAGTAAATATTTTTATACTACTGATGAAATGGAATCAGTATTTCGTAGTCGTGATTTAGAATATCCATCACAATATTCTCTTGACGAATTAGTTAAACGGATGAGAGAATTGAATCATATCACAAAAGAGGTTCAGAGGGAACAATCTGTTGCAGTAGTTGGTAATTCTGGTAAGTTATTATCTGAGGAACAAGGAGAGTTTATAGACTCTCATGATATAGTTTTTCGTTGTAATTTAGCAAAAACAGAAGGTTTTGAGAAAAATGTTGGAACAAAAACAGACTTTAGATTTATAGCAGGTAAATCTTTTTGGAGAGATTTAACAGGTCAATTTTCATCATACGAAGATAATTTTCTTACTAATCTTAAAGACCAACACTTTATAATAAAGGCAGAACCATTATATGCAGCAATACAAGGAATTATTAAGAACTATAATACAGAATCTAAAATATTATATATTCGTCAAGATTTTATAGATGAGGCAGAAAAGAAATTGGGGATAGGTGATATAAGTTTAGGTTTGACTGCAATATTGATGGCACTTCAATGGTCAAGTAATGTTTCAGTTTTTGGATTTACTTTTTTTCAAGAAGGTTGGGACGAACAACATTATTTTGAAAGTATAACACCTTATAGTAGAGGACATAATCCATTGGCAGAAAAGGAATATGTAAATAATCTTGTGGAACTAAAACATATAACTCTGTATTAGGAATTGAAATGGGAAAGGATAGTCCAGAAGTAGATATAGCAGTAGTTGGAATGGGTAGAACTGGAACTACTTTAGTTAAAAATATACTCACTTATGCAATAGAGTCAATGGGTATTGATCTAACTGGAAAAGATGAGACCAGAGAAAATTTTGGTCCTTTGAAATATTTTCATTGGAAAAAAGAGAGACCTGGAAACAAACGAGATACAGAAAAGTGGGTAATATGTAGAAGGGACTTTAGAGATGTATTAGCATCAGGTTTTAGGTCAACTATACGACAACATCCAGAAGAAAGTGGGGTTAGGATATTTATCGATTCTAAGGGTAATCCGTGTCCAGAAAATTATAAACAATTTAAGGTCGAGTATCATGATACTAATTATGTACCACTTGATGGTGATAGGAAATATTTTATTCCAAAAAATCAAATATTAGAACAGGGTACAAAGATAATAGACGAGGGTTGGTATAAATGGCTTGCTACTGGTGTGGATTATATTTTCCACTATGAGGCTTATATGGATAATAAAGAAAAAGTTATTACAGAAATGTTACACAAATTAAATCTTAGTGGATGTACAGCAAAAGAATGTATAGAGGTTTCCGATGAATGGTTACGGAATAATCCACGACATGCATCAAATAACGGAATTATAAATGGTTGGGAAGATGTGTTTTCACCAACTCAAGAACAATTAATAATTGATGAATTTGGTGATTGGATGAGAGAATACAATTATATAAAATAGGAATAAATAATGTCAAAAATAGTCATAACAGGTGGTTTAGGTTATATTGGAACACAATTATCGAAACTATATATAGAAGAAAATTTAGAACATGATGTTCATATCGTGGACAGGAAATTCTTACCCGAAAGAGTAAAGGAGTTAAAATCTTGGGGATTTAAATATCACCAATCAGATTTATTAGATAAAGATTTTTTCAAAGATTTATTAAAAGATGCAGATGTGGTTTATCATCTCGGTGGAGTTACTGATGTTGCTTATGTAAAGTCTGAATCCAATGATGACCAAGACAAAGAGATTCGTGAGGTTGGAGTTGATGGAACAAATAATATAATCGACTCGGTTGGTGAGAATACAAAAGTTATCTTTCCATCTACTCATGTAGTGTATGAAGGATTTGGTGAAACTGCATTTGATATTGAGGAGTCAGTAGAAACTTGTCCTGTATTAACCTATTCAAAAGGTAAAGTTCAATCAGAAGAAGATTTAGAAAATTCATCGGTCAATTATATAGTATTGAGGTTAGGTTCTGTATATGGTTATGGTGGTGATTCAATGAGAATCAATATAATGCCTAATCTATTTTCTAAGATGGCAGCAACTGGTAATCCAATAAAATTATTTGGTGGTGGTGTCCAATGGAAATCACTTGTATCATTATTTGATGTAGCTCGTTGTATGAAATTTATGGCAGAACGAGATGATATTCAAAGACAAGTATTTCATTTGAGAAATGAGAATATGACCGTAAAAGATGTAGCAGAAATATGTAAAGAGTTTGTTCCAGCATTAGATTTGACCGAAACTGATGATGAAATACCAAATCAAGGATACACATTATCAAATCAAAAACTACTTGATACTGGATTTGAGTTTAGAAATAATATCCGTGATGATATAAAGGGTATGATTGATGCTTGGTCTGATGTATCATTGAGAAGAGATGTATTGGAATATAAGTTTGATGGTGGTAAAGAGTTTGTAGATGAACGAGGTCGTATCACTAACTATGAGTTACCTGAACCTATAAATTGGATTGGTTGGATTGAATCTAAAAAAGGTACGGTAAGAGCAAACCATTGGCATCCAATACAACAACAAAAGTGTATCTTGATTAGTGGTAGATATATTAGCGTATTCAAAGATTTAAAAACACCTAACGCTCCTATGACTACACAACTTATGGAGCCAGGTGATGTAGTGGTTACTGAACCACAAGTTGCACATACAATGGTATTTCTTGAAGATTCACTATTTCTGAATCTCGTCAATGGTGAAAGAGAACACGATAACTATGGTAAACATACACTACCTTACGAGTTAGTGGACGAGAGAATGAGAGTAGAACTACTTGAAAACTATAAAGCAGAATGTAGATGTTGTGGTAATACAAGATTAGAATGTGTGGTTTCACTTGGTAATTCACCATTGGCAAATAATTTATTAGATGATGAAAATCAAAAGGATGTGTTGTATCCATTACAAATGAACTATTGTCCTAATTGTCATAATGTTCAGTTGTCTCATTCAGTTCCGAGAGAGAAAATGTTTAATGAGTATCTTTATGTGTCATCTACAACAGAGGTGTTTAGAAAACATTTTTCAGATGCAGCAGATTTACTTACAGAACAATTTGCTTTGAGGGAAGGTTCTTTTGTAGTTGATATTGGTAGTAATGATGGAGTATTTCTTAAACCACTTCAAGAGAAAGGTATAAGTGTATGTGGAGTTGAACCTGCAAAAAACTTATCTTATCTTGCAGAACAAAATGGAGTTCCAACTATCAATGGATATTTTGAAGATGAATCTACAATAAGTCAAATTAAACAAGAAGCAGATTTAGTAACTGCATTTAATGTATTTGCACATTCAGATAATCTCGAACAGATTACCCGAAACGCATTTAGGATAATGAAACCGAGTGGACATTTAGTAATTGAGGTTCAGTATTTATATGATACATTAAAGGATTTAACTTTTGATAATATTTATCACGAACATTATAATTATTGGAGTGTATTATCACTTAATAATTTTGTTGAACAATTGGGTTTACAAATATCTAATGTAGAGCGTGTTGATACTCACGGTGGTTCAATAAGAGTTTATATTGGAGCACAAGGTCATCTTGTTAATACATCTGTACATAAATTTATACAGATGGAAAGAGAATTTGGGTTAGATAAGTTAGAAACCTATAAAGAATTTGCAAAAAAAGTAGAAAAGTGCAAAGAGGATTCAGTTTCTAAAATACAGAGTCTCAAAGATGAAGGTAAATCAATCGTAGGTTATGGTTCACCAGCAAAGGCAACTACGGTTTTGAATTATTATGGTATAGATAGTGAGTCTATTGATTATATTATAGAAGATAATGAAATGAAACATGGTAAGTTATTACCTGGAGTAAGAATACCGATTAAAGGTAAGAATGGTTCATTGGATGAGAATCCACCAGATAATATATTAGTATTGGCATGGAATTTCTTTGATTATATCAAGGAAAATAATAAAGAATTAGTAAACAGAGGTTGTGAGTTTATAACTCTGAAAGACTAATGATAATATATGTGGACATAGATGGAACGATTTGTAAGACTGAGGGGACAGATTATAATAATTCAGAACCAAAGTATGAACAGATATATAAAATAAATAGATTGTATGATGAAGGTAATGTAATTATATATTGGACAGCAAGAGGAACGGTTACACAGATAGATTGGTTGGACTTTACAAAAAAACAACTTGATGAGTGGGGATGTCAATACCACGATGTAAGAGTAGGTAAACCACAATATGATTTGTGGATAGATGATAAATCAAAAATAATAGAGTTAGTATGAAAACAGAAATTATAGCAGAAATAGGAATCAATCATAATGGTGATTTAGATGTTGCCAAGAAACTTATCGATATATCAGTTATTGCTGGTTGTGATGTAGTAAAATTTCAAAAAAGAAATCCAGATATTTGTGTACCTGAGCATCAGAAAAATATAAAGAAACAAACTCCTTGGGGTGAGATGACATACTTAGAATACAAACATAAGATTGAATTTGGACAAGATGAGTATGATGAAATAGATGAGTATTGTAGGGGTAAAATAGATTGGTCAGCATCACCTTGGGATATGGATAGTGTTGAATTTTTATCACAATACGATTTACCTTGGGTAAAGATAGCATCTGCCACTTTGACAGATTATAAACTTATTGAGGAGTGTAGTAGTAGATTTAATAAACTCATAATATCAACTGGTATGAGCACCATAGAAGAAATAGATGGTGCAATAAAGGCTATGGGTGGAGAGGTAGGTAATTACAGGTCACAATTACAAAGATGTGAATATGCACTTTTACATTGTAATTCTACATATCCAGCACAAGTTGATGATTTGAATTTAAGTTGTATCAAAACTTTAAGAGATAGATACGGATGTGAGGTAGGATATAGTGGTCATGAATATGGATTGACAACGACAATATCATCAATATGTTTTGGTGCAAATATAATTGAACGACATATTACTTTAGATAAAGCAATGTGGGGTTCAGACCAAATGGTTTCCGTTGAACCACATGGATTGATAAAGTTAGTTCGTGGAGTAAGAGAACTTGAGAGAGCTATCGGTGATGGAGAAAAGGTTGTTACATCTGGTGAAATTCCATTTAGGGATAAATTAAGAAGGAGATAATTATGATTTTAGTAACAGGAGGAAGTGGGTTAGTAGGAAAACATTTGAAAGAGGTGTTACCCGATGCAGTTTATATTTCATCAAGGGATTTTGATTTGATGGATATAAATAGGGTAGATGATATGATGGATTTTTTTAAACCAAAGGTTGTTGTTCATTTGGCTGCTAGAGTAGGTAATCTTATAGATAACATGACTTATCCAGTAGAGTATTTGGAACAAAATGTTATAATGGCAAGTAATGTCTTACGAAAGTGTCACGAATATAATACAGATAGAGTAATTGCTATGTTAAGTACTTGTATATATCCTGATGTAGTAAAAAAGTATCCAATGGTAGAAGAAGATTTATTTAATGGTCCACCACCACCTACAAATTTTTCTTATGGTATAGCAAAAAGATGTATTGCAACACAAATTGATTCTTATGTAAAACAATACAAGAAAAAGTGGTCGTATTTGATTCCTTGTAATTTATATGGAGAACACGATAAATATGGTGAACATCATAGTCATTTTGTTTCAGCATTAATTAAAAAGATATATGAATCGGATGAGGTATTGAGTTTGTGGGGAACTGGAAAACCACTTAGACAATTTATGTACGCTACTGATTTGGCAAGAGTAATTAAGTATGTTATCGATAATGATATTAATGATAATTTTAATGTTGCACCAGATTATGTTTATACAATAAAAGAAATTGCTGAAATTGGAGTTAAGGCGTGTGATAAGGAACATTTAAAATTAGAATTTGATAAAAATAAACCTGATGGTCAATTTAGAAAAGATGTTGATTCATCAAAATTATTAAATATTTTAGAGGATTTTGAATTTACTCCGTTAGGAGATGGTATAAGGAGAGTATATGATAAATTTAGTCAAAGATACAATAAATAATAATGATATTGATAGATTAGTAGATTGGTTAAAAACTTATCCAAGATTAACTAAAGGACCTGTAACTTTAGAATTTGAGAAAAAATTTTCTAAATGGTTAGGAACAAAATATTCAGTATTTTGTAATTCAGGTTCATCAGCCAATCTTTTAATGTTATCTGCATTACAACAAGGTGAATATTTAAAAAATAATAAAATTGTAGTTCCATCAGTTGCTTGGGCGACAGATTTGGCACCAGTTATACAATTAGGATTAGAACCAGTTCTATGTGATTCTAATATGGAAGATTTATCTGCAGATTTAGGACATCTTGAAAAAATATTTAGAGAGGAATCACCATCTGTTTTAATGTTCGTTTCTGTCTTAGGATTAGTTCCCAATATGGATAAGATAGTTAAGTTGTGTGATGAGTACAATGTTATTCTTTTAGAAGATACTTGTGAGTCAATGGGATGTGAGTATAAAGGACAAAAACTTGGGACATTTGGAAAGATGTCAAGTTTCTCTACATTCTTTGGTCATCATATTTCTACAATTGAAGGTGGAATTATTTCAACTGATGATTTTGAGTTATATGAGTTATTGTTATCTATACGGAGTCATGGTTGGGATAGAGATTTGAGTGTAGAAACACAATTTCAATTACAACAAGATTGGGATGTTTCTGATTTTGATGCCATGTACACTTTTTATTATTCTGGATTCAATATGAGGTCAACAGATTTACAGGCATATATTGGATTAACTCAAATTGATAAAATAAATGATTGGGGAAAGAAGAGAGAACATAATTATAATCTTTATCAAGATTTAATTAAGAATGATTATTGGAAACCAAGATCATATAATGATTCACTTACATCTAATTTTGCATATCCAATAGTAAGTCCAAATAGAGATGAGATAGTTAAAAGTTTACAAGAAAACCAAGTTGAGGTTAGACCTATGATATGTGGTTCAATGGGAACTCAACCATTTTATGTAAAAAATTATGGTGAATTGAAATTACCTAATGTTTCTATTATAGATGAATATGGATTTTATGTACCAAATCATCCATCGTTGACGGAAGAGGAAATACAATTTATAAGTGGTATTGTTAATGAAAAAATATAGTTACAATACAGACAAATATAGGTTTAGAGAATTAGTATCTGAATTATTTCAAGTAGATGAATTAGAAAAAATACATAAAAATAAATCTGAATGGGTGAGAGATGAATATAAAAGGATGACCATAAATGAAGAAAATACTACGGATTTTCACGATACCTTTTATAAAAAATTGAATGATAATTGGACAGATTTATATGAATCATATGATAAGTTTATTCACGATGAAATAGTTCCTATTATGGACGAGAAATTTCATTATCAATATTTACCATCATTTAGAGTTCAATTACCTGATGAAAACCAAGCAGTTCATACTTGGCACTGTGATTCTGATCCATTACATAAACATCCAAAAGGTGAGATAAATATTTGGTTGCCACTTACTCGGTGTTATGGAACAAATACAATGTGGATTGAATCAGAACCATTTAAATTAGATTTTCAACCATTAGAGGGAGATTATGGGAATTTTTGGACTAATAATGGTAATGTTTGTATGCATGGAAACAAACCAAATGTAACGAGTGTAACAAGAATGAGTTTTGATTTTAGGATAATTCCTTTATCAAAATATAACCCAAATTATTCAGTTACATCAGCAAATCATTCAAATAAATTCGTAGTTGGTGGATACTATAAGGAGTTATAATGAAGGTAGTGTCGGTTATACCAGCACGAGGTGGTAGTAAAGGAATCCCACTAAAGAACATAGTAGAACTTGGTGGTAAACCATTAATATCATATACCATAGAATCATCTAAACAATCTAATGTAGATGAAACTTGGGTGTCCACAGATTCAAGTGAGATAGCATCAGTAGTATCAGAGTATGGTGTAAAGGTTATAGAAAGACCAGAGGATATATCAACAGACACATCACAATCAGAGGAGGCCCTACTACACGCCGCCCGTGATAGTGAATTTGATGTACTTGTTTTCATTCAACCAACTTCGCCGTTAATAAAATCAGAAGATATAAATAAAGGTTTAGAAATGATGGACGAGTATGATTCTGTTTTTAGTGTTACTAAAGAACATTGGATTCCGAGATGGACAATGGATGTAAAACCATTTGAATGGGAAATTAATAACAGACCTATGAGACAAGATAAACCAGAAACTTATATTGAGAATGGAGCATTTTATATCACTAAAAGAAAGAATTTGTTAGAATCTAAATTAAGATATAGTGGTAAGATGGGTGTAGTAGAGATGCCACTTTCAAGGAGTTTTCAAATAGATACAATAGAAGATTTAGAATTAATGGAGAAATTATTATGAAATTTGTAGTATTATATTGTAATAAAAATCAGTACGAAATGATGGAAGAATTTGCATTCAAATATTCTCCAGTAGATTTTAGTAAGGTAGATATATTAATTTATGATGATAATTCAGTCGATGAACAGAAAGATAAGTTAAGAGGATTGTGTGATAAGTATAGTAATATTAAATGGATAAATCCAGATGTCACCAAAAATGCTATTGCACCAAATTTAACGGTTTTTGAGAAATGTAATGAATATTTATCTAAGAATAACATTGATACAAATTGGATGTTGTTTTTTGAAAATGATGTATTTCCATTTCAAAGTAATTTTTGGGAAGAAGTAAATAGAGTTATAGAAGAATATGATTTTTTGGAAGAACGAGTTGGTTCATTTGGTTTCAGTAGTTATCAAAGATTTAAAGATGGAATAAAAAGAACACCTGGTAGTCCTACGATTGGTAGAGGAAATTTAGTAGATGGTATATTAGAACCACCAACTTCGGGGTGGTATAAAGATTTACCAGATGAGTGGTATAATACGGATTACTTTGTAGTAGAAAGTGTTAATTGGCAATCGGTGTGTGTAAACAGAAAGTTATTTAATGAACATATTGAGATTGATGAGAGATATGATAATAGGTTATTAAATTGTGATGACTTGTCACATCAGTTTATGTTTAAGGGATTTTTTAATGTTGTGTTTCCTAAATTATCTGTATATCACGATAGTGGTCTGTTGAAAGAAGGTATTAATTTAACTATTAATCATAGTTATTCAAGAAGTAATAATTCTCATGAAGTTTTTACTGATAGATGGAAATGGTCTTGGGGTAAAAGAAACAGAGATTTAAGAAATCAGTTTAATTTATCATTTCCCAAATACATGAATACTATACAAGATAAGTTATTTAATATGAATATTAAAGATGGACCCAAAAGGATAGAAGATTTTGAGTAAAGTTATTTATACTGCAATTATTGGTGGTTATGATACATTAGTAGAACCAGATTACAAACCCGAAGGTTGGGATTTTGTATGTTTTACTGATAAAGATTTAAAGTCAGATACTTGGGAGATTAGAAACACACTTCCACTTTATACAGACAACACGAGAACAG